ACAAAGTTACCAATTAGTATGCGTGAAAGTAGTGCCACACCATCAGCATTGATTGAGAATTGCCCATTTACTCCCAATCCGATACCCTTGAGGAAGGTGATGAGCTGCTGTGCCACGTCCTCCTCCTTCTTGCTTAGGAACTCCTTTTGCGAACGACGTGCAGAAAAGAGATTGGTGTCGGTCGGTAGTGTAGATTCACCGCTCCGTATGATGTCGGGCACAGCACCGAGAGCAGACATTGCGTAACTCTTTGCCTCGTTAATGCCATCATTAATACGAGTCATGCTGCCCGTACTTGTGGCATCGCTGATTTCAAGATTCATCTGGCTGGGTAGCGTCACACTGCGACTAATGCGAGTGATGCGACTGCTGCGAAAACCTGTTTCGGGGAAATATTGTGAGCTTTCCAATCGTATTCTCCGCCCAGTATAGAGTTGCACCCGATTGCGTTCTATCCAGACATGATGCGTCGGACATTTATACACCGACGTGTCGATGCAATGCTTGGCATTGAATGCTTCCACCGCTGCGAGGAACTCCTGTTCAGCTAATCCGTAATACTCATCGGGCATACGGATATTCCAAAGAATATATTTATCACCAGGCTTCGGAATGAGCAGTCCACCCGGCAGCTGCATATCGTCATTATACGGCCAGGTGGTTATGATTTCAAACTCTCGTTCCTCGGTATGGTAGTTCACTTCAAAGTCTCTGCCGTTGAGCTCGCCACTCTGAAACACCACATGCTTTACCAGTCCTGCCAGTTCGTATTTATTCGGGTTGAAAGGTAGGTCTTTATCTTTGAACCAGTATATTTTGAAAGGTTTACCTTCGTTGTCCTTAACTGATGATTCCCTCACTTCGCTCACCGTACCGATGCGACGTGGATAAATGTCAGCAAAGGCGGCCTCTTCATAATGATGAAAGACACCATACTTCTCTACATTCATATCCACATATTTCTGACCATTCGGCAACTGAAGACGTACAGCCCCATATTTCTCACGGTCAATATTGCGCGAGCTACCCATTGGAAACAATCGTGTATAAAACTTCACACCATCAGCCGTATCGCGTTCAAGCTGCGTGATACTCTCTGGATAACGCAGTGTGAGTTCCTCACCATGCTCGCACCGACAGACGTTCACCGTCTGTCCCTCCACCCACCATTCTGTCTTGGCAGCTTCGGCAACCTTGCGCAGAGCCTCGTCACAATAAGTTCCGCTGTAGTCTATAGTCAGGTTCTCGGTTGCAATGACACTACCCATCTTCCACTCTGTTGAACTCATTCCAGCATTGATACAGCCGACTATGAGCCGCACATGCTCTGCAGCTGGAGCAGTAAGCGTGAATACCGCTTCGTTCTCGCCATCAGGATTCTTCAGCACCAACAACCGCTTGATAAGACTTTCTATACCATAGACTTTCAAATCGTAGCTCCATTCACTCTCACTCTTCTGTGTCGGCAGATAGCGTTCCTGCAGCCAGTAGCGTTCACCCTCAAATTCGCACCAGTCGTTTACGTCGAGCTGCACGAAACTATGATGTACGAATGAAAGGGAAATCAGATTGTCGCCGCCAAGAGTTTTATCTTGTTGACTGTTATTGCCTGGTTCTATTTGGCACTTCAAATTATTGTCGCTCCCGTATATTTTAATCATCTTGGTAGGTTATAAAAAAAACTTATCGTTTATGCATCGTAACTCTATCACTTTTAATGCGTAAACTTATCGTTTACTACCGCTAAGTGATAGGTTTACGAATTGCATAGTAATTGCTCATTGATAAAATACTGTTAGAATACTGATTAAACACCATTAGAATGAGGAGACTGGTTCACGAAATCTCACCTTGAAAGCTCCGCATTGCTGTCCAGCCGACCATAGGTTGCTGATAGCTGTAAAACCGCTTGGGAACTGATCGACAAACATACGCATTTCTAAATTCAGCGTAGGAAATCGGAAATTCAACCAGCCTTTATTGCCTTGCTTCAAAAAGTGCACGAAATCAGTGTAGCGTCTGACGAACTCACTTGAAGTGTTAGCACTAACGGCAAAATGAAGTGTTACGTCTCGCCCTTCTGTCTTCGGACGCAGGTCATCGCTATACTCTTCACCATGTTGCTCTCGTATATTGACTGCAACATTCGCCTTTGTCTTTGCAGGTGCGAGCAGCGCATTGAGATTCTCGTGTCCGCCTTTCTGCTCCTCACGTAGGAAAGCTTTGTAAGTTGTCCAGATGTCAGTGTCATTGATAAACACCTGTCCTGATAATATATGTTCTGCCATAAGTTTATCTCATTTTTATTCCGTCACGTTTCATAGCTTTTATATCTTCTGATATATCTTTCAAATGCTTGCAATAGGACGTGTTCTCAACCAGTTCTGCAAGACAATCGGAAGCCGAAGCCCACCGCTCTGCTATCTTAGCGAGCAGGTTGTCCATGCTTGCCCAGTGAAGCTGTCCACTGGTAAAGAGCCCTTCCAGTTTCGTTCCTTGGTCTTGTGTCATCGTCTCAAAAGCACCACTTTGTCCTGTTTGCTGCGTTCCTTCAGAAGGGTCAATGCCAGCAGCATCGTAAGCAGCATTTCGCTCAGCCTGCATATCATTGACTATCTTGGTGTACATATTTCTCAGGCTCTCGGCTTCACCTTTGGAGAGTCCGTCCTTCATTGCATCGGCAAAGTTGTTGTACCATGCCCGAAGTCTATCGCCATACTTTTCCGACTGCATCCAGTTCAGAATAGCATTCTCAAACATCTCGTCGACACTCTTCAGTATCTCACGGTTGCTATTCTTTACGTCCTTCACCAGCGACACTAATGAGTTGCGGGCAGAATCGAAACTAACATCAGTCAACTTCTCACGATAGGAGTCTTCTATCTTCTCCAGTTGCTTCCAATAACCGATGTAATCGTCCATGAACTGCGCTGCGTCCTTATATCCATCGTTAGCAAGATCCTTGAGGTGGCTGTATTCACTTGTGAGTTTCGTTGCGACCTCATACATTTCCTTGCTTGATAGTGTCCACACGTCAGCAGCACCTCGTACGTTTTTACCCAGCAGTTTACTGATAGCATCCCACTCGCTATTTCTCATGCCTTCGTTAATCTTATAGTTCGAGCTGTGGTGTCCATCAGTCCATGCTTTATACCAATGTCCATTTGTGTATGCAGCACCACTACGTGCCATACTTTCACGTGCATTGCGTTCCAAAGCCTCTATGTTCCGCTTCTGTTGTTCGTATAGGCTGCCAGCATCACTCATCTTTGATTTACTAAGCTCATCGGTGAGATTGTCAATAGCCTGTTTCAAATCAGCATTACTTTCAGTGAGCTTTTCAAGGTCACGCTCTAAGTTCTTATCGCTATCGCCATCTCCTAACAGACTGGTCAACTTACTGAATCCACCAAACGATACAGTGTCAAGTATATGATTAAGGTGCTCCATCAGATTACCTAAAGGTTTTGTGATAATCTCTCCACTGAACACGTCATCTAATATCTTCTCGACTGCTCCAAGTATAGTATCCTGAAGACTTGTGACAATACCACTGATACCATTCTGCGCAATAGCATCGAATATACCGAGGACAGCACTGATAACTTCGCCCATCATGCCCGTATCACCGAGAGCTGTTGAGAGAGCCTTGCTTACGCTGCTGTCTTTCCCAAACAGAGACTGAAACCCTTTTGCAAGTGCATTGCCTACAGTCTTTGTAGTCTCACTGCCGCCAAAGAGTTTATCAAGCTGCATCAGTGCGCCACCCAGGCCTTTGAGCGAGCCACTTGTGAGTCCACTGATGGCACTCTCCAGTCCTTCGAACATTCCCTTGGCTCTGTCAGCACTTGCTTTCAGGCTTTCAGTTGCTTCGTTGGCTGCCTGACTATATGTTGCAACAGCGGTGCTTGCTGCATTCTGTTCAGCTACCAAGCGGTTTACTTCCGCTTGCCAGCGTTCCATATCCTCAGTGTTCCCTTCGGCTTGTGCCAGTTCAAGTTTCTCACGTGCATTTTTCAGACTTTTAGTAGTCTCTTCATATACGTGGCGTTCCACTTCTTGTGCAGTGATGAGCTTCTCCATAGCGGCCTGATAAGCCTCCATGTCGTCGCTGACCTTACGGAAAATGTCGCCGTCCCATACGGCAGAACTTTGTTCAAGGCGATGGATCAGTTCAAATACTGCCGACTGGTCTTGGATACTACTACTCTTAAACTCTTTGCTCTCGGTTATCTTTCGCAGCTTACCGAGCAGCGGGTCAAGTTCAGACTTAAAGATTGCTCCGAACTCGCCAAATGCACTGCCCCAATCAATACTTTGTTTGATGGCATCAACGTCAACCTTACTTTGTGCAGTGTTGCGTTCAGCTATCAGTTTCTGCCGCTCCCCTTCACTTGTTGCTTTCTTTATCTTCTCGGCGTATTCCTCTGCTATAGCTAATTTCTGCTGGTTAAAAGAACCATACTCTTTTAGATAGTCGCGCATTGCCTGGCGGTCGGCAGAGAATACATCTGAACGCTTCTTGAGGAAGTCTTGCTTAGCAGCCACCTCTTGTGCCTTTTTGTTTTCCTCCTCCTCTTTAGTATAAGCAAATCGACTATCAGCAGGATTTGCATGGAAGACTTTTCCCTTATTGACAGGATTAGCTTCCCAAGCCTTTTGTGCAGCTTCTATCTTACTCTTCTTTATATCCTCATAATTCCGTTTTATCTTTTCCTTCTCCTTGTCGAAGTCGAGTTGTATCTGTGCAAGCGTCTTCTTAGATCCCTCTTGCATGGCATCAATCCGTGCCTGCTGCGTTTCCAGTTCCAAATCCTTAGCAGCACGCTTACGCTCCTCTTTTTGCTCTTCAAGTATTTCTTGATAGCGAGCTTGCTGCCGAGCAATCTCTTCCTTGGAGGGACCTTTCTTCTCTTTCTTTTTCTTAGGTTTCTTTTTACTCTTCCTCTTGCTTTCATTAAAAATAGTTTCAGCATATCCTCCTTTATGCGCAGATAGTTTTGCTGTAAGTTTACCAATCTGACTATTATAATCAGCCCAAGCCTTAGTACCATATACCTCTCCATCACGCTTCTTCTTCAAATCCTGAAGGCGCTTCTCCATATCAGCATCAGAACCCGCTGTCAGTGCCTTTGGGATAAGGTTGTTGATGTCAATAAGAAGTCCTTTCAGCTCTAATAGGCGTGAATTATCAGTCTCTACTTTAACCTCCTTGGCATTGATGTTATCTATCTCCGCTTGAACGCTCTGCATCTTTTCGACCAGTTGCTCGTAATTCATTTGGTCGATAGCTTCGTTGGTAGTGTCCTTCGTGTCGATAGTAGCACTGGCTATACCTTCCAGCTGTGCCTGCGTTCGTTCCAGTTCGCCGTATGACTCACTGAATCCCTGTGCCGATGTGTTCACGTAATCGTAAAGGTCATCATGGAAAGCCTCAATTTCCTTATCTGTGACACCCAATGTACGCAAGATGTTTTCGATAGTATCTACTTCCTCCTGGACAGCCTTTGTTCCATCTTCTTGAGACTTGGCAAATGCAGCAGATATATCAGCAGCATGACTCATCACCTCCGTTGAAATCATATTCCATGTGGCAGAGGTAACAGAACGTAGCTTCTCACTGGCAACATCGACGGACTCGTTAACCATAGTTGCCCCTTTACCTGGAATAGTTTCCATGACCTCCTGCATCTCTTTATACGTTGCGTCTTTGGCTTTCTCCAGCAAACTATCCATGGCTTCCTTTTCAGCATTCATGGCATCTTCATTCGCCTTTGCTGCTGCTTCGGCAAGCGTCTTCTCTGCTGCCTGCTTACGGATAGCCTCAGTCAGCTCCTCATACTTCTTTTTCTGCTCTGTTAAGGTATCATTGAGTGAAAGTTGATGAGTATTATATTCTTTTGCAAGTGAATTGATACTATCAAGGGCAGACTGATAAGTCTTCGATCCTTTTTCAACATTGGAAAGGGTGGCATAATAAGCATCCAACTGCGACTGCTCTTGCATCACTTTCTCGCGGAACCGACTGGTTGCGTCAGCTGCCTGTTCCGTTTCAGAGGTGAACATGGAGAGTAGTCCTATAATCGAAGTGATAGCAACCAGAGCGAGTCCGAAAGGATTAGACATGAAGGCAGCTTTCAGACTTTGCATAGCTGTGGTTGCCATACGTGTGGCTGCAGCCCAAAGCCCTGTAGCACGTGTGTTGGCATTCTTCTGGATTGTGTCAACCTGTGTTTGGAAAGTTGACAAACGTGTGGCAGCTGTCTCCTTCACAGTTGCTGCCGTTGCAACATTCGCACGTGCCGCCTGCAAGTTGCGTGCTGCTGAATTTGCTTCTGAAGCAGCCGTGTTCAATTCTAACTCCGCTGCTTCAATAGCCTCGCCATTTCCAGTTTGCAAAATAGCTTCATATTGCTCTTGTGCCGCAGCAACCGCCTCGTTCGCAGCATCAACCTGTAAGGATGTTGCAGCTGCCAGACTTGTAGCTTCATTGTAATTAGCCTCTGCCACAGCCACCTTAGTACGTAGTTCGTTTTCCATAGCAGCTACTTCGGCATCAATAGCCGCTTTATTTTCAGCCTTTGCAGCTGTATTTGCCTGTGTTGCTGACGTGTCGCCATTGATAGCATCAGAGTTAAGTGTTTCCTTATACTTACCAACAAGCTCTTGCAGTTCGTTTACACGGTCTGCTTCTATTGCGGTCTTCTGCTGACTGATGATATTCTGTAGTGCCTGTACAGCCATCAGCGTTCCCTTGTATTCGCCGTAAGCAGCTACGACCGTAAGGATAGCCTTACCCAACTTGTCGTAGTTCTTTACAGCCAGTGTTGCAAGGTCAATCCCCTGCATGATGGAACCTTCGCTACTTTCTCCCATGTCGTTCATAGCATCTTGCCATGCACCCTCAAGGTTACTGATAGCTCCCTTCATACCCTTACTCTGCTTCTCAAGCATTCCATGGAACTTACCGCCCTCACCTGTTGCCGAGGCAAAGGCATCGGCAACCATGTCGACGCTGATTTTCCCGTCTGTCATTTCCTGCTTCAGCACACTCATGCTCTTACCTGTCTTCTCTGATATTACGACGAGCGGATTGAATCCAGCATTAATCATCTGCAACAGGTCTTGACCCATCAGTTTACCAGTAGAACTCATCTGCGCAAAGGCAAGTGTAAGGGAATTGAACTTCTGAGAGTCACCCATAGAGATATCACCTATCTGACGAAGGATAGGCATCACCTTCTCTGCTTCAATATTAAAACCTAATAAAGTTTGTGCACCTTTCGCAAGGTCGTTCATCATCATTGGTGTACTGGCAGCATATTCCTTGATATCACCAAACAGCTTATCACCATTAGTTTTACCAGCTAAGGTCTCAAAAGATATCTGAAGGCTCTCTATCTCACCACGTACATCAATTATCTTCTTGACAAATTCTGCACTCTGATCGACAGCGAATAGTCCACCAATAGTATTACGCAGACCACGAAGCCGACTGTCAAGCACATCTGCTTCACCGCCGACTTCCTGCATACCCTGTTTAAGGTTGCCTTTCATTAAGAACTCTATTTCAACTGCCTTCATCTTTTGCTTTGAGGTTTTAAGTTAGATTACTCTGAAAGAAGCTTAGAACATCGTCTGCAGGGGTTCCCTCCTCATCAGTACGCATGTTCGATTTCTTCTTTTTGACGTAGCGTGGTGCATCTGCAAGCATCATCATCAAGGTCTGATAGTTTACGCCGTTAAGAATGTACTCTCGGCTCCAACCTGTGGCATTTGCGATTTGCCACACCAGACCAAAGGGGCTATGACTTCCTTCATACTCGGTTGCTAACTCCCCTTCTTTCGTTGGCTCAGACGCAGCTTCATCGGATTCGTCATCTCGGCTGATCTGATAATATTCGTAAAACTTTCAGTGCCTAACAGTAGGACGAACTTCATCATCGCTACTTGCAAATAGAGGTTGTCGACCATGTGACGCAGTACCCATGAAACAATCCATACGGGTTTCCACCATTTGCCACACATCGTCTGTGCCACCATGTCAGCCACCGTCTTACCATGCTCTGCAATGAAACGCATCTGTGCTTCTTTGTCAAGCGTTTCCAGCTCTTTATAAGTTGTACCTAAACTCAAGTAGAGTCGGGCAATCTTGATTTGCGTGCTTAGCCTTGGGCGACGCATTGCCATTCGAAGCATCAAAGGTTTCTTGCAGAAAGGTATTTTAATAGGTTTCAGAGGCACCGATACCCCTACGTCAAGCAGGGCTTCCGATGCCTCTTGTTGAACTTTCCGCTCATCCATAATCAGCTACTATTATCCTGCAGGAATATCGATGATAGAGAAAGGTGCTGTGCCATCAGCAGGCTTCATCACCTTCAACTGGCACTCAATCTTTGAAACCTCTGTCAGCGTCAGCTTACCACCGAGGTTCGATAGCAACACTGCATTCGGAATCTTGATACGCTTTCCGCTTGGTGTGTCGATGAGGCACTCTCCGCTAAGTTGTAACAAGTCCGTTGGTGCCTCCCACCCAGTCGCTGTTGCATGACCACCAAGCAAGGCTGCCATGTTCTCATAGTTGAGCTGAATCATGTTGAACTTTGGCTCAACCGTACTATTCTTCTGTACCAATGTCAACACGGGGGCATCTGGAACCTGTTCGGCATCGACGTCAACGCTCTCTGGAGCCTTGCCACCCCACTCGAAGCTGTCTTTTTCGATGTAACCAACCGTTTTGCCAGCAAAGGTCATCTTGCTAAGACCATACAAAAAATCTTTATTTGCCATATACTCTTCGTTTTATAAATGAAATAATTGTTCTTATTTTTGATAAGATAAAGCCCGTTAGAATGCCGATTAAAAGCCATTTGAACGCCACTTGAACGCTGCTGAATGATGTCGTGTCTTTCTGTTCTTTCAGCTGCGATTGGCTGCTGTGCTGCTGACGGGCAAGACGCTTTTTAAGAACGCTGACCGTCTTCGACAGCTGCATGGCGACGAGCTCGAGCGAGTCGCAATTGGCTTCGATGATGATTTCGCCCGGTTCAACAGCTTCGTTTGTTCCGCCTGCCTTTGATGTTTTGGCTGAGGGCTTACGACTTACCTTCAGACTTGCTTGCCCCTGCCGTGCCGTGTAGCTCGCTCCGAGAGGCAATAGGCGCAGTGTGTCCAGATTGAGCGTTAGGCTCACTGCCGACATTGGTACCTTCACGGGTTGCATCTGCAGTGTGCTGATGCTCACTGCCTCGCTGTCGAGTAATTCTGTGCTTTGCTCTGACCTGCTTTCCTGTGTCAGCTTCTTCGTCGAGTGACAGCTCACCGCTGACAGGGCAATTAGCACGATGAGGACAAATCTGAATAGCCTCGATAGCCCGAGATAAGCGGTTAAGTGCTCGTCTGGTACGACTGTTCTCTGTTCCAAGTGTTTCAATTTGCTCTTTTGTTTCTTCATACTTCTTTTGAGTTTCAACTAATAGTGCAGAGATATCTTCATACATAGCCTTATAGGTGTCATGCACCTCTTTAGCAGTCTTGGCATCTCTTGTTTTCTTTTCTGCGATCCAGGCAATGGCAGCACCGATACCACCAGAAGGTATTGCCCATTGCAGAATCTGGAATATTGTGTCTGCCATTGTCTTTCAATTCAATTAAACTTGTCTGATACCAATCTCACGTAGCCACTTTGGAACGTCAAAGCTTGGACAAGCCTTACCAGGATTAAGCTGATGATGCCCAACTATCTTAATCTGAGGGAAACGATGGTAAAAATCCTGCACATAACGCTTTAACGCTTCACATTGTGCTTCTGTGCGAGTATCTTTAGGATTCATGGCTTTATCACATCCACCAACATATACTATGTGACGGCTTACAGCATTATATCCTGCAGCACCATTTGTCATTTCCCATGGATCAACATTAGCATCCTCATTGTTATCCACTAATCGTTCCACACGACCATCTAAGTGAACCATGTCCGTGTAACCCACCTGCTTCCAGCCACGACCACCCTGACTTACAGGGTTAGTATGCCATGCACGTATCTCCTTAGAGCTTACCTCACGACCTTCTGGAGTGGCGGTGCAGTGGATTACAAGGTACTTCATAGAATTACTCATTAACCCTGGGGAAGAGTAGGTTCAACAAATTCTGCCAGACCTCGATTGACAACGTCCTTGGCACGCTCCTCTTCGAACTCTAACTCTGTTCCTACCTCATAGCGAACAGAGGAGTCAAACTTATCAAGGAAATCTTCTGTTACCTTTATAGTAACCTTTTTTACCTCGTTCCCTTCTTGTTTAATTGTCTTTTCCATTTTGCTTATTTTTAATAATTATACAATGTTTTTATCCGTGAGCAAGAAACTTCGGAGAAGTACGCTTGTCAAGTACGACAAACTCCTCGCCGAAAGCGATGTTGGTGTCAGCTTTCATCAACATCTTGAAGAAGTAGAGTTCGCTCATGTTACTTACTCTGTCAATCTTGATAACATGCTCGTCGTCCTGCAGGTTCACTGCAGCAAAAAGATTGGAAGTCATTGCGTCAGGGCTACAGAGCGTTGCAACGATGAGGTCATCTGGCCACGCTGCAATGGTCTCAATCTTTATATCTTTGTAACGCTTGATGTTACGTGTCGTCTCGTCGAGGTTCTTGTACTCACGAGCAGTAAGCTCGTCATCATACTTATCGAAGTCGCTTACGCTCATCAAAATACGCAGGTTCGGATTCTCACGAATAGCAACAGGAATTGACTTACGCACAGCAGCAAGACGATCAAGCATCTTGGTAGAGTCACTCTTCACAATGATTACGTCTGTATCCTTTGCTGCCTGTGTCAGAATTCCGTTGAATAAGTGGTCATCATCGCTACCAGCCTCACCATTGACATAGTGCCCACCAAGCTCAAACTGTACTTGCTTTGAAAGTGCATCAAGCAACTGGTTCTGAACCTGTGGTGGAAGTTCTGCAAAGACAAGGTCTCCCTTAGGCTGGAATGGTCTCCAGACCTGTTCAAATGTACGTGGATTAAAGACTGTAAAAGCCATGAAGTCCACTGGGTCAAGAGCCTTCTCCGAATAGTCGAATCCGCCTTTGCTATCACTTACTTGCGGATTTTCCTTCTGTTTCTGCAGCATCTTACTTGTGCGCAGTCGTGGAATGGAAATCTTCTTGGACACATTTGGAATCACGTGAATCAGCCCCTTGGTCACAATCTCATTGTTAGTTGTCGCTACGGTAAGGAGCTGCTCCAGCACCTCACCATTGTAATTTGTATTCTTAATCGTTATCGCCATAGTAGTGTATATTATACTATTTGTTAGTTGTTGACTTACTTTCCGTGGTACTGGTTACGAATCTCACGCTGGCGTCTTTCCCAAGGACTCTCCTCAGTAGGCTGGCCACCTGGAAGAACATCCCTGACCATTTTTTTAGTAGGTAATGAAGCGAGAGCCTTTTTACCATCCTCAGGGTGTTCCTTCAACAGGTTCTCATAGACTGGGCGTGTCTCTGCATTGATACGGCCGTCCTGTTCAGCTGCATCGAGTAGGGTCTTGCGTGCTGCAGCTGCTTCCTCTTCAACAGCATCCTTAAAACTCTTGAGCTGTGCCTTGAGGGAGTTGTTTTCGGATTCAAGGGCGTTTACCTTGTCCGCCTTCGCTTCAATCTGTCCAAGACGTGCAAGCACCTCCGCATCTGTCACACAGTCATTGAACTGTGGACGTTTCTTCAATTCTTCTAAATTCATATCTAAAATGTTTTGTGGCTCATTAAGCCTATTATTGAATATTGCGTAAATCTGTTCAGGTGTACTCTCTTCTGGTACGGGGTCGGCATCATATATTCCATCTATGAAGCCATAGTTCTTAGCTTCTTCTGCTGTCAACCAATGATCAATGCCATCAAAATAGGATGATTTGATTTCAGCCTTATCTTTACCCAACTTTTCCGCATACATGTCACAGAGCGTATCTTCAAGACTTTCCATCTGTGATATCATATCCTTCATTTCCTTTGTGTTACCGTAACAGCCACCGCTGACACTATGTAACATCAAGCGTGCATAACGGCTCATATATACAGGTTTTCCACATAAGGCTATCACGCTTGCCATTGAAGCTGCAACACCGTCAACATAGATCGTTATATTAGCTTTACTTGCTCGCAAAGCATTAAAAATAGCAATACCGGTATAAACCTCACCACCAATACTGTTGATTCGTACATCTATATTCTTGTAGGTTGCCTCTGCTGCTATTAGCTCTCGGGTAATCTGTGCGCTGGTAATAGCACCATAATTATCACCAATATCACCATAGAGCAGGATGCAGCAGGTATCTTCACCTGGAATGATATTAAAGAATGTCTTTGCTTTCATTTGTCTTTACTTGAATTACTATCGCTCATTGCGGATTATGGTGCAAAGGTGGAGCATTTTTCGCATCCCTGCAAGCTCATAATTTATCATACATACTTTATAATGAGATTATTAACTCACAAAGTTGCATCATGCAGGAACTATTTGCATGCGTCATTAAAAGGCTGCACCTTTGCACTATAATTTGGTGAAAAATGGCAAAAGATTTAAGCAATACACAGAAAAAAGAGTGGGCAAAAACACTCTATCTGAAAGAGAACCTCACACAGCAGGAAATAGCCGACCGTGTAGGAGTTGCACGCATCACGGTCAACCGATGGATAGCTGATGGAAAATGGGAGGAGAAAAAAGTTGGGCTCACTCTGACTCGTGAAGAGCAGGTTTCCAATCTGTACCGACAAGTTGCTGAGATTAATAGGAAGATTGCAGAGAAGCCTGAAGGCGAACGCTTCGCAAGTACTTCAGAAGCTGATATACTTGGTAAGCTATCTGCTGCAATCCGAAAGATGGAAACTGACGTCGGCATTGCTGATATTATTAGTGTGCAGACCAAGTTTATTGAATTCCTGCGCCCTATAGACCTTGACAAGGCTAAGGAAATTACACAGTTGTCTGACGCATTCATAAAATCACTCTTATAGTCATAGAAAGAATGAAACAAGTTGATAGAAATGCACTTCTTGATTGGGAGAAGTTCTTACAGGATATTATGCGCTCAACTCCAGTTGACAAGGATATGAGTGTCGCCGAGCGTGAAAGGCATCGTATATATCTTGAAGCTCACCCGATTGAGTGGATTAAGTTTTTCTTTCCAAGTTATGCGAAGTATGAGTTTGCAGACTTCCAGAAAAGAGCTATTCGTCGTATTATAGCACATGACGAATGGTATGAGGTGCTGTCCTGGTCTCGTGAGTTAGCTAAATCTACCATTACTATGTTTATTGTAATGTATCTCTCACTTACTGGAAAGAAACGTAATATCATTCTTACATCAAATAGCAAGGACAACGCTATGCGACTGCTTGATCCATACAGAGCGAACCTTGAGGCTAATGGACGTATTATTGCTTATTACGGCAAACAGAAATCAATAGGAGCGTGGACAGAGGACGAGTTCATAACCAAGGGCGGTGTTGCCTTTCGTGCTATTGGTGCAGGACAATCGCCTCGTGGTTCACGTAACGAGGCTGTCCGCCCAGATGTGTTGCTTGTTGACGACTTCGATACTGACGAGGACACCAAGAACCCTGACATCATCCAGAAACGTTGGGAATGGTGGGAACAAGCTCTTTATCCAACACGTTCTACCTCAGAGCCTACCTTGATTGTTTTTTGCGGAAATATTATCGCCAAGGACTGTTGTGTCACACGTGCTGGGGAGATTGCAGACCATTGGGATATCGTTAACATTCGTGATAAATGTGGCAAGAGTACCTGGCCGGAGAAGAATACAGAGGAGCACATCGACCGTACACTTTCTAAAATATCAACACTCTCACAACAACACGAATACTTTAATAACCCAATTTCCGAAGGTGAGATATTCAAGCAGGTTGTCTATGGCAAAGTACCCCCATTGTCCAAATTCAAGTTTCTCATCATCTATGGTGATCCAGCTCCTGGAGAAAGTCGGGGAAAGAAAGGAAAGTCATTCAAAGCTGTAATGCTGCTTGGAAAGAAAGACGGAAAACTCTACGTAATTAAGGCACGCCTTGCACAGGCACTCAACTCAGAGTTCATCGACTGGTATGTGCAGCTGCTTGAATATGTTGCAGGACGTAGTACTGTCTATTGCTGGATGGAGAACAATAAACTGCAGGACCCTTTCTTCCAGCAGGTGTTCCGTCCGCTTGTGCGCAAGGTACGCAAGGAAAAGAATATTACTCTCTATATCCAAGGTGACGAGGAAAAGAAAACAGACAAGGCAACACGTATTGAAGCGAACCTTGAACCTATGAATCGTGAGGGTAATCTTATTCTGAATGTAGATGAGCAGGATAATCCACATATGAAGGAACTCGAAGATCAGTTCAAACTTTTCACCCTTTCAATGAAATATCCTGCCGATGGTCCTGATGCCGTAGAGGGTGGAAACAGGAAGATTGACCAGACCGCACAACGAGCAGACCGACCGCTCACACAGTCAAGAAGAAGCGTAAGAAACAAAAACAAATACAGAATATGAGCCGATTTATAGACATCAAGGATTATGACGCAAGTGTGCACAGGGAGATTCTCGACGCACTTGTCAGAGACGATGAAACTCTTGTAGAGATATGTGAAGATAGGGCTATCGCAGAAATGCGTGGCTACCTATCTAAGCGGTACGACTGCGATGTTATTTTCTCAGCTTCAGGCGAAGCACGCAATCAACTCATCTTGATGATGGTCATTGATATTGCCGTCTATCATATCTTCTGCATTCACAATCCCATGAAGCTATCCCAGGTGCGCAAAGACCGATACGAGAGAGCCGTGGAGTGGATGAAAGCCGTAGCAAAAGAGGATATATCCATTGATGGAGCACCGCTACTGCCAGAAGACGTAAGAGCTGCTAAAGCTCCGTTGATGTTCAAAAGTAATACGAAACGAGTAAATAGATTATAATCATGAGCAAGAAGAATACACGAATTACTATCAGTGGGAATATTCCACGTCCTGGGCAGAAGCACCCTGCCATTGTAAGGATTACGCAGCCTAAGCGCTTCAATATCGACACGGCTGACTTCATGACGGCTGTCAGGGCTGCCGAGAACGTTGACTATTCGCAGCGTACTAAACTCTATGACCTCTATACAGACATATTACTTGACACACATCTTTCAAGTGTCATAGAGAAAAGAAAGAATGCCGTACTATGCTCAAGTATTGAGTTTCAGCGTAAGGGAAAGCCCGACGATGCTATCAATGAGCAAATACTATCACCGTGGTTCTATCGCTGCGTGTCTGATATCCTTGATGCTCGCTTCTGGGGTTTCTCATTGCTTCAGTTCTACAAGAACAATGAATGGATAGACTACGACCTCGTGCCACGCAAGCATGTGGACCCTGTACGGAAACTTATTCTCACCCAACAGACGGACTTATTGGGTACATCTTGGGAGGAATTTGCCGACCTGCTATTCATCGGCCGAAGTACTGACCTCGGACTACTGGCAAAGGCTGCTCCCTGGGTTATCTATAAGCGCAACACCACTGCTGACTGGGCGCAATTTTCAGAAGTTTTTGGAATGCCTATCCAGGAGTATATCTATGATACAGATGATGAAGACGCACGTATACGAGCTCTGAATGATGCAAACTCAATAGGTTCGCTTGCTACATTCATTCATGGCAAGGATACGGAGCTGCAGCTACGTGAAGCAGGAAACAAGACTGGTTCCGCAGATGTCTACGAGCGACTTGTAGAACGCTGTAACAGCGAGATTTCAAAACTAATCCTTGGTAACACGCTGACAACGGAATCATCAGAAAAGGGAACGCAGGCACTGGGAACAGTACATAAGAAGGTGGAGGAAAGTGTTGCCAAGGCTGATCGTGAATATGTACTCAACGTGTTGAACTATGATATGACCGATATATTTTCACACATGGGCGTCAACACAGCTGGTGGTAAGTTCTGCTTCCCTGAGAAGAAAGACGTTGATCCAGATACGGAGATGAGCGTACTTACGCAACTGCACACGACTTTCTCTCTTCCTATTGATGATGACTACCTCTATGAGAAGTTTGGTGTTGAAAAGCCTAAAGACTACGACCAACAGAAACAACAACAGGTGGAGGAGAAAAATGCACGTGAGGAGAAACTAAAGCAACAGAATGAGGAAGAAGACCCTGACGGAACTGTGCAGACATCAGAAGACAAAGGTCAAACCTCAAAGTTCAAGAACCGTCTGCGCTCTTTTTTCGTGAAAGCCCCGAAGGACGGGGCTCGTTTAGACTGGTAGTCAACAATACCTACTTCGATGCTGAGGATGCGCCGTCTATGGATATTCAGATAAGTGAGACTGTTTTGAGAGAGGCACTTGAGAATATCTACAACAAGAAGTTCAATGTGAAGACTGACATAGAACCATATCTCTATAAAGCTGTACGGGATATCTTCAACCAAGCTACAGACGAGGCTTTCGTATCTTCCGATCATGACAAGGAATTCCAGCAGCAGCTCAAACACAGCAATGAGGTATTCTCTGCATTCAAGGTGCACCGTGCGCAAAATGATATGGCTGCACGACTGCTGGATTCAAATGGTAATTTAAAGTCGTTCAATCAGTGGTTGAATGATGTTCTACCGATTGCCTCTCATCAGTGTGGTTCTTGGCTCAAGACTGAATATGACACGGCTGTAGTCCGTGCGCATCAGGCTGCAGACTGGCAGCAGTTCCGCCGCGAGCGAGATGTGCTGCCTAACCTCAAGTGGATGCCCTCAACCAGTCTGCATTCAGGAGAAGACCACCGGAAGTACTGGGGTACGATACGCCCGATTGACGATAAGTTCTGGACGGAACATCGCCCAGGGGACAGATGGAACTGTAAGTGCAGCCTGACGAGTACAGACGAGGCGGTTACGCCTGTGCCTGCTGAGGATGTACACTCCGAAGCGCAGGCTGGGTTGAAAGGCAACCCTGGCACAACGGGCGAGACGTTCTCTGACGATCATCCGTATTTCCCAAAGTCGTGCGATAGTTGTCCGTTCTATAATCCGAGTTTAAAAGACAAGTTAAAGAGTCTGTTTACGAATAGAGTAAAGGATTGTTACCATTGTCCTTATGTAGATGGGTGCATATACGGAACAGAGAAGAATGAAGTTAAAGAGATAAAAAAGGAGGCACGCAAGCAGCTACAAGGTACAACTATTACCACTCAAAACTTTGGAAGAGAGATTGGCATATCACGAAGGAGCATAGATGAATGGACTAATCAGCCACATGTACACTATGCTGAAAAGAATAGGATGTTACTTAACATTGAGGAAGTCCTTGATTCAGCAAAGTATGTAGGTAGAAAGTCAGACAATAGTACCAAACCTGGTTCTAAATGGATTCATCTGTTTGAAACAAAGATACAAGGTGAAAAAAGCTGGATCATCATAAAGGAGTTTCAAGATGGAACGACAATATTATACAGTATTTCAGACAGTCCAAATATCTTAAAAGGTCTAAACGAAAGATAGCCCATCTTCACGGCTGGAAATACAATCCAACATAGAATCAGAGCTATCTGATGCAAATATACAATTTATAAACGAATAAAGCAAGCAAATGGACATAAAAGATTTCTCGGAGCTTATAAAAAGTCAAAGCAGAGACCTTGATAAGCTCATGCGACGGCAACTTCCAATCAAGGTCGGACGTATGGCAAAAGACCATTATCAAGAGAACTTCCGTCAAGGAGGTTTCGTGAACCGTGGTCTGCAGAAGTGGCCTGCGACAAGGCGACAACAGTCTGGCGCAACCTCTGCTGCAGCATCCTATGGTCCTTTGCTGTCAGGACGAAACCACCTTTTCTCGTCCATTAAATATATACCGGGCGACTATCGTGTGACGGTATCAGACGACCTTCCGTATGCTGCCATACACAACCAGGGAGGAACAGTCAGCACAACCGTAACACCCAAGATGCGGCGTTTTGCCTGGTATATGTACTATAACACTTCAGGAAGGTCGCCAAAGGGACAAAAAGGGAAGAAGAAAAGCCCGGCACAGTCAGCTTCGCCACAGGCTGAGTTCTGGCGTAACCTTGCACTCACCCGGAAGCAGAAACTGACTGTGAAAATACCCAAACGTCAGTTCATAGGTAAAAGCGAGGAACTCACGCAGCGCATCAATGAGAAAATAGAGCAGGAGATTACCAATGTTTTAGGAATATAGAATATGGAAGAGATTTTTACGTCAATCCTCAATCTCATTAGTCGTGAGATACCAGATTTGCCGCTCGTAGATGAGGACTACGGGCAGCTGGAAACAGCTGAAGACACTTACCCCGTTACATTTCCTTGCGCTCTTATAGGCAATATGGAAGCCGACTGGGACGAAGTGGGCATGGGTGTGCAGAAAGGAGTCGTTACGCTTACAGCACGGCTTGCCATTGATTGTTATGACGATACGCACATCGGTTCTGGAACTACAGAAAAAACGGAAGCACGCTTACGGCTGGCAAACCGCCTGTACACAGTATTGCAGTGTTCACGCCACTGTGATAACATGGGACCACTATACCGCACGAAAACAAGATTCTATTCGCTCCCAGGTATGATTAAGGTCTATGAGTACATCTTCCAGTTTGAAATGCACGACGGTTCTGCAGCAGAATAAATAATAAAAGGTAGAAGATTTCCTTTTTCTTCTACCTTTTATTTCTGAAACAGCTCTAACTGACGTGCTGTCAACCTTGGCATTCTGACCTTAGGGACAGGGCGCACCTGAATATCTTTTATCTCACGACACTTGCGTCGTATAATACTCATGATACGTTCCTCACTGATAAAGAATTCCTGCTTGGATAGAATACACAGTGCATCATCAAAACGGAGACGTCGCTCCTCCGTCCAATAATAATAACGACGGCAAAGAGCCTCGTCACGTAGTGCTATTAATTCCTTATCACGTCCTTTACTCATATCTGCAAAATTAACAAATAATCATCTTATTTGCAAGTATTTACACCTTTTTATCTGCTTATTACAAATAAAAACCGCCCAAATGTGTGTTCGTACACATTAATGGGCGGTTTTATTCTTAAACAGGAGTTAGTTAATGATTTTTATCTTATAACCTACAGAAGCTTGGTTCTACACGTTCCCAGACATTTGTCTTTGGATTCTTCTGATAGAAGTAGTAGTTGATAGCGTTCTTCTGGACTACATTCGCCTCCTTGAAAAGTGTCATAATCTCTGAATACTCACTATCGAACTTATCCTCCAACTCATACAGCTTAGAGATGCTCTTGTAGTCGAGGTCGCCAGCCTTATTGCGCTCAAGCAGTGTCATTGCCATCTGATACATTGGATCGTCCGAACCTTTCTCGCTTTGCTTCATATAACGCTTGAGATAGTCGATTAGACGCTCTGCAGCAAGGTCTGCACGCTCGTCAAATCCTTTCACTTTATTACTTGAGATCTCAAGGCGAAAATCACCATCAGTAATTGTGTAGCTTCGTTGGTCGTTCTTACGAACCTGACCATAATCACGCATTACACTTACGAAGCTCTCAACTTCACCCTGTAACCAGTCGTGGAATCCTCGCACGTCAGTCACGATACGTGTTAAGCGTTGCCACACATCGTGCATCATCTCAGCACGTAGCCCCTCGTAGGTCTCACGGCGTTCAATGCGACTCTGCTTTTCTTCGTTCTG